TTGCGACGGTGTTGTGACGATTCGCTTGCCGCGTCGTACAAGCTCAGGCCTTCGGCATAAATCCGGGCCCTCATGTCCTTCATCGCTTCATCGCGAGTCATTACCGGGTAGGTCTTCGTAGGTTTATTCATCATATGCCTTTCAAGTGTCCGCAGACGGCCTGCGGGCATATAGTCTACCACAGGTCTAGCCCGGGCACTAGATCGTTCATCAAGGCCGTGGTAAACTTCGCTCATGATGAATCCCGAGCAGGCGGCATGGGCTCAGTTGCGTCTTGCGATGGACGATCACTGGGTAGCCCAGCGTCATGAGGATCGTTTCAGCGTTGGGATTCCTGATGTGTCCTTCGTGTTACCTGGCGGCCAGTCCGGTTGGATCGAACTCAAGGCGGCGAACCCGGCCGGGAAGGTCGTCATCCGACAAAGTCAGATTCTGTGGATGCATCGTCGGGCGAAAATCGGAGCAGCGTGCTTTATCATGATTCGAGGAGAGCCTGGGTGGTGTTCCATCGATTTCGGGAAAGTCGGAGCCGAAGCAATCATGAACATTCGGAATTTCAACGATGCGGTCCGTGTCGGTCATCTAACTGGATCCGCTGCCGAAGCATTCAATCTGGTGTGGAATAGTTATTGTGAAACAATTGAATTAGAGGTGCCGTCATGACCCCCAAACAAGAACATTTCGCCCAGTGTATCGCCGATGGCATGACCCAAGCTGACGCATACCGCACGTCATATGGTGTTGACAAGATGAAGGACTCCAGCATTCATGTCAATGCCAGTAAATTGGTGTCTGACACTAAGGTGGCACAAAGGGTCGCAGAATTGAAGGCCCAACTGTCTGCAAAGGCACTCTGGACTCGTGAAATGAGCGTCAAGGCTCTTGTCAGTGCCTATGAAATAGCTCGAGATACGAACAATTCTGGTGGTATGACCGGGGCCATCAAAGAGATCAACGCGATGCATGGGTACAATGCGCCTCAGAAGATCGACCTCAACGCCGAGCTTACGCTCCGCCGCATCGAGCGGGTCGTCGTCAAACCATGACCGTTCTGAACCTCCCGACCCCAGAATGGGCGCTTCCGCTGATGGAGCCCAGCCGCTACAAAGGTGCCTGGGGCGGCCGGGGCTCGGGTAAGTCACACATGTTTGCCGAGTTGATGATCGAGGCTCACATCATTGACCAGAGGCGGCGCAGTGTCTGCGTTCGCGAAATCCAGAAGTCCTTGAATCAGTCGGTTAAGCGCTTGCTCGAGACCAAGATTGAGGCCATGAATGCCGGAGCTTACTTCGAAGTCCAGGAAGCTGTCATCAAGTCCCGCAAGGGTGATGGAATGATCATCTTCCAGGGCATGCAGAACCACACTTCTGATTCCATCAAGTCGCTGGAAGGCTACGATTGTGCCTGGGTGGAGGAAGCCCAGTCCCTGAGCCAGACCAGCCTCGACCTGTTGCGGCCAACGATCCGCAAGCCTGACTCCGAACTCTGGTTTACCTGGAATCCGCGCCAGCACTCCGACCCGGTGGACTTCCTGCTCCGTGGCCCGACGCCGCCCAAGGACGCCACTGTTCTCAAGGTCAACTACACCGATAACCCTTGGTTCCCAGACGTTCTGCGCGATGAAATGCAGTACGACCTGCGGCGCGACCCAGACAAATATCAGCACGTTTGGATGGGTCAGTACCTGATCAACAGCAACGCTCGCGTGTTCAAGAACTGGATCGTCGACGAGTTCGAGGCACCTCGGGATGCGATTCACCGGCTCGGTGCCGACTGGGGATTTTCTGTTGACCCGACTACCCTGGTTCGCTGCCACATCATTGGGCGAACCCTCTACATCGACTACGAAGCCTACATGGTTGGCTGCGAGATCGTCAACACGCCAGAGCTGTTCATGCAGGTGCCGGAGGCCGAGAAGTGGCCCATCGTGGCCGACTCAGCCAGGCCGGAGACGATCAGCCACATGAAGCGCAACGGCTTCCCAAAAATCATGACAGCGGTCAAGGGGCCAAAGTCCGTCGAGGAAGGCATCGAGTTCCTCAAGAACTACGACATCGTGGTGCATCCTCGCTGCATCCACACCATCGACGAGTTGAGCCTGTACAGTTACAAGCAAGATCCGCTCACCGGCAAAATCCTGCCGGTGCTCGAGGACAAGAAGAACCACGTTATTGACGCCCTGCGTTATGCCTGTGAAGCCGTCCGTCGTGCCGGTGGGGCCAAGCCTGTCAGCTTTACTCCATTGCCCAATGCTCACCGTTGGTGATACAATCGCACAAATTGAGGAATTCTTCCCCCATGGCCCGACTCTCAAACGATCAACGTCTTGCTAACTTGCACACCGAAGCGCTCACGCAATTCGACGATGTGCAAAGTGCATTGCGCGACGAGCGCCTGCAATGCCTGCAAGATCGGCGCTTCTACTCGCTTTCGGGCAGCCAGTGGGAAGGCCCGCTCTGGGATCAATACGAGAACAAACCCAAGTTTGAGGTCAACAAGATCATGCTGGCCGTGATCCGGATCATCAACGAGTACCGCAACAACCGCATTACCGTCGATTACGTCAGCAAGGACGGCGTCGAAAACGACAAACTGGCCGAGGTTTGCGACGGCCTCTATCGTGCAGACGAGCAGGCTTCCGTGGCCGACGAGGCCTACGACAACGCCTTCGAGGAGGCAGTCGGTGGTGGTATAGGCGCATGGCGTCTGCGCACCGTCTACGAAGACGAAGAGGATTCGGAGGACGATCGTCAGCGCATCCGCATCGAACCAATCTTTGATGCCGACAGTTCTGTGTTCTTCGACCTCGGGGCCAAGCGTCAGGACAAATCCGACGCCAAATTCTGCTTTGTCGTCACCAGCATGACGCGCCAGGCCTATGAGGACACCTGGGGCGATGACCCGGCCAGCTGGCCTAAGATCATTCACCAGTACGAATTTGACTGGTGCACTCCCGATGTGGTGTTCGTCGCTGAATACTACAAAGTCGAGGAAAAGACCGAGACGATCCGCATCTTCGAGGGCGTTGACGGCACCGAGGAACGCTACACCCAGGCTGATTTCGCGGCCGACGAAACCCTCGAGGCCACGCTCACCGCCATCGGCACGGTCGAGGTTCGGCAAAAGAAGGTCAAGCGTAAGCGAGTCCACAAGTACATCATGAGTGGCGGCCGGGTGTTGGAGGATGCAGGCTACATCGCAGGAAAGTGCATTCCGATCGTCGTCGTCTACGGTAAACGCTGGTTCGTCGATAACGTCGAGCGCTGCATGGGTCACGTGCGTCTGGCCAAGGATGCCCAGCGGCTCAAGAACATGCAGCTCTCCAAGCTAGGCGAGATCAGCGCCCTGTCCTCGGTCGAGAAGCCCATTCTCACGCCCGAGCAGGTAGCAGGTCACCAGGTGATGTGGTCAGAGGACAATCTTAAAGACTATCCGTACCTGCTGGTGAATCCGATCACCGACCAGAACGGAGGTCAAACCGTTACCGGCCCCGTTGCTTACACCCGCGCCCCTATGGTCCCTCCGGCCATGGCCGCTCTGTTGACGATCACCGAGCAGGACATGCAGGAAATCCTGGGCAATCCCCAGGGCGCAGACAAGATGGTCAGCGGAATGTCGGGCAAAGCCGTCGAGATGGTCCAGACTCGCGTCGACATGCAGTCGTTCATCTACATGACCAACTTTGCCAAGGGCATGAAGCGTTGCGGCGAGATTTGGCTCTCAATGGCCAAAGAAATCTACATCGAAGACAAGCGCAAGATGAAGACCATCGCTCCGACCGGCGAATCTGGCATGGTCGAGCTTATGCGCCCGACCATTGACCAAGAGACCGGTGCGGTCGTGCTCGAGAACGATCTAAGCTCTGCCACCTTTGACGTCGTGGCCGAGGTCGGCCCGTCCAGCTCCAGCAAGCGAGAGGCCACCGTTCGCGCCCTGACCGGAATGCTCCAGATCACCCAAGACCCAGAGACCCAGCAGGTCATTACAGCCATGGCCATGATGAA